ATTTTATATTTTTCCTATTAATTGTTTTACCAGTTGGGTAGTATGCTTTCTAAGTCTACAGGTTTTTCTTCATGCTCTGAAAAGTCTAACATAAAATCTTTTGCAAAGTATTGGTCTGGATGTCTCTTACTATCTCTATTTATATTGGCTTGCATTGCCATTAAGTTTGCAAATCTTATATCTTGTCTTACCTCTCCAAAAGGTTCTTTGCTATAGAATATCTTCCACTCTTCATACTCTCTGCTCGTCATTGAGTCGAGCATAGTATCTACACTAGCATAACCCAGTTCTTTAGCTAAAGAGTATTGGAACCATCTTTCACTGCGTTTTTTAGGTTCTCTGCTAACTCCTTAACATCTTCCGGGGCTAATGAACTCATTCTAACTGCTACCATGTAAAGTTTAGAAAGAGCATTTGCATTCTTATCAGCTAATTCATCTGCATCCTTATTAGAGAATAGTCTTTTACCATCCTCGTCAACTACTGTCAATGCCACAAGCAATGCAATAGCTTTCTCTAAATTAGTTTCAACATCTTTTCCATTTCTGGTAATAACTGCTTGTTCATAGATTACTCTTTCTTTTGCAGTTAAAGCACGAACAAAGACTGACCCGCCCCATTCAGGAACGAATACTTCCTCTTTAGGTAGGTCAGTCTTATTTAAAATATCAGCACGATTTAATTTCATTTCATCCTCCGATTTATAAAGTAGATTGCTCTACGAAATTAACTTCTTACTAAGCTACCAGTTGGTTTCAAAACCAAGGTAAACTTGGCTGCTTCTGGACTCTGAGCATTTACAGATTCAATCTTATAAGAGACTGGAACTGCGGTAAATGTTTGAGTATGAGTATTAGGAAATACTAGGGCATAGCTGGCATTAGTACCGGCTTCTACAGAAGCCATAATTCCAGATGCAACAGCACTATTAACTAAGTTCATAGTAACTGACATTTCAGACATTTCCTTTAATCCCATAGGAATATATTCTCTCCAGGCACCACTCGATAAGTTGGTAGCTTCCATAATAGGATTTGTTATCGTTGGGGGGTCGATAGATACTACTTCAGCTATAGTTACCCCGTTTTGTTTCAATAAAGTACCATAATTGGTTATTGCAGATGTCATTTTTGAATCTCCTTAGATGTCTATTCCCTTACGCTGGACGAAGGGATATAATAAAATCCAGTGTTACCTGGTATAGTTTAAGTTCTACTTCATGATTTTCTGTTCTTCCATCGAAGTAAGATAACATAAAGTCCGTTGTATTCAAGTCTAATAATCTTACTACTTCGTCTGCTATTAGAGAGCCTTCTGTATAAGTGTTTGTAAACACTGTTATTTGAAATCTGTCTGTATCTAAACTTCTAGCAGTCAGAGTCCTACTAGTAACCTTATCTATTCTTTGGTAGACTATTCGAGGTAAAGTAAGACTGTTTAGTCTATCGTAGTGGAATACATTATATCCACTTCTGTTTAGTACCACTTCTAGCGTACTTTCTAATGTCATATTTTTTCTTTTACCTCCTTTTCAATAATTTCTTTCATCTTATTTTCTATTTTAGATTTATTTATGTCTACTGCCGGCCTTATAAAAGGGTGTGCTCTCATTTTGTATGTACCAAACTCTACAAAACTTGCATAGTCTGCATCCACCCTAACCTCAGCCCCATTGTCCGTCTCTTCAGAATGAATACTGTCTCTAAGATATCCTGTTACTACTGGTACTATTAAACGGGCATCGCCTACTATTATCTTTGCACCTTCTAATAAAGCTTTTTTACAATTTATATTCTTAAGATTATTCATTTCTTTAGTTATTTTAGAGACAGAGTTGTTCATTATGCAATTCTCTGGTATGGGGGATAGTATTCGTATGGGTCTTGTTTTACAGTGATATAAGAACCCTTTACTATTTGGTTGGTTTCGTAAAACTGATTAGATTCTATTGCAGCAATTTTGTATTGTTCAAATGCAGCCTGATAAACAGGGCTTTTCAAACTATATGCTGTAACTAGATTATAGCAAGATTTACGCCATGCTTCACACCTTGCAATTAAGTGTAACTTTCTAAGGTCAGTGGCTTCAGCTTCAGTAGATACACCATACACCTCTAAAACAGCAGAAACTATATCTGTCATATCAGACAAATCCCATTCTAGATAAGTTGCTACGTTCCCTAAATATCCTAATATTTCTTCTGCCAAAGTCATTTTATTCAACTCCTAAAACATTGATTGTAGAGCATTCCTAGGTAGGTCATAGTTGTTATGTGTCATTTTACATTTAAGTTCTATAACACCCCTAGGAATGCTCTAGGATTGATTGTAGAGGGTATTGGATGTCTACTCTCTATCTATTTTATACGGTCCTGATAAGAGAAGGTAATGTGTAAGTAGTTTGATGAGCTGTGTCTAGTACTGCACCAGCAGCTCTATTCCATACACCCATACCGAAGTATGCAATCCACTCTTTGGAAGTGATAACTGGATTACCCCATTCAGTAAGTGCAATCAAACCACGTAAGGATGGATTCGCATCAACTCTCATTACTAATGGTTTTTCAGCAGAACCAGTGGCTAAGCAGGCTATCATTCCAGTTGGGACCCATGAACGAGTATAAACTGGATAATTGCCCCAGAAACCAACAAGTTTATTACTTGGGTCGGCATCAGCGTTATCACGCATAATGGTTGCATCAGTATCATTGGCGGGAATAACTGAAGCATAAGTTAGTTGTACAAACTTAGTGCTTGTTAAACCAGCTAAAGTGGATACTAAAGCGGGGGTAGTGAATAAAGTAATACCAAACATATTACCATGTTCAACTACGTTACTGATTAGAGTATCTACATCAGTATATGCTAAACTTGCACCTACAGTACCTACATAGTGATTATGTGACGCAGCAGTGAAAGTTGTTCCATCTGGTGCATCTGGTATAGTTACGCTATCTGCATTTAAGAACGCTCGGCAGTTCGCTAGAGAAGTAGAATCAACTAAGTAATCTTCGTAAGTATAGTTTACGTTGTTGAAGATTGCGAATTTGATTTCGTCCTGTAGTTTCTTTTGATAAGCAGTAGATGCTCCTAAAACTCTTTGTGCTAATTCAGCAGCAGTAGCTCTCTGGAACCATTCTTTAGACCAACCAGTAGAAACAGAGAATTTCCTTAAGGGGAAATCAATTTCTACACCAGGTCCATAAGCCTTACTTCTAGCTTCGCCAAACTCACCAACTTCTTTCATAACGAAAGGTGCTGTAGTTCCCCAAACTCTACGAGCTACTGGGGTTTCTTCAGCTAAGAGGCTGATTTGTTCTGAAACAGATTTATTCAAGAAATCTAATTGTGCTTGAATAGCATCATTAACTGCATTTACATCTAAGGTTGAGATAGGTGTAAATCTCTGGGATAACATATCATCGAGAGAGTAGAATTTAGTAGTCATGTTATAATCTCCTATTATCTAATCACTACGATGTCTGAAGTGTTGATACCATAAGCTACAGGTCTGTCACCAGTTACCTGTTGAGTAGTAGCTAATAGTCCAGCATTTGTTGATACCCAATAAAACGCACCAGGTGTAACGGTGCTTACAGCATAGCCTAAACAGCTACCTGCACCAAATAGTTCTACAGCCTGTCCAGCTGCGTAGGCTTTATTAGTAAAACCAATAAAGTTTGCGATACCTGAAACTGCTACAATAAAAACACTTTTCTTTACTGTACCATCAAAATAAAT